AGCGCCGGAAGATCGAGGAGATGATTATGAAACCCATACGTCGGAACCGATCGCGTTCCCGATGAGAGCATCGCGTCGCCGATCAGACGATCGATGATGACCTCGAGTCTCGACGTTCCCTGCGTATCTTCGTCATAGATCGAGAACGTGATTTCGGATCGACCTTCGATCCCGTCAAAAGCGTTTTGATCCGCGTTCCACGTCACACCGTAAACCAGAAACGGGAAGACAAGGGTCGAGGGATTCCCCTTCGAGAAACTCGCGCCGCCGGCGAGAGGAGTCTTCCACGCGCCGCCGACGGTATCCCATAGCGTCGAATCCGCCTTCAGTCTGGTAAGCACCGCGCGCGCGATAACCGCCGTATTCATGAGAACCTCACTCCCGGATAGACCGATTCGAGAATCTTGTTCGCCGCGAAGTTGAACGCCTTACGCGCCGGATCTCCTGAGATCCGCTTTATCATCGGTCGAACATATGGTCGCCGCGGTATCGTAACTGATCGTTTCAGTTCGATCAGAGGAGCGTAGTTCGAGATTTTGCGAACGCGCTTTCCTTTTGCGTTCGTGTAATACTGGCCGGATTGAACTCCGAACTGAGCGACCAGGAACTTCTTTCCCTTCGAAACGAAGAACATGAAGTCGTAACTTCGAAGACTGTTCGTCCCCTTACTCTCGAGGAATCGTTCCGCGGCTTCATTCTTCGGGACCGTGAGATGTTTCACGTTCTTGGGTCGAATCGTTCCGCCGCGTTCATGAATGAGAGCGTATTTCGAATCGGTCCAGATGAACGCGGAAAGATTGTTTCCGCTTCTGACCTGAAACGATCGGCGCAAGAATCCGCGACGGATGTTCGGAGGAGTTCCCGCCGGCGAAGACTGATATCGTCCTGTTCGCGAGAACCCCTTGTCGCGGAGATCATTCTGGCCAAGTTTCGCGACGCTGAGAGTTCCCGCATACGCCGCACGTCGAACCGTGTTCAGGAACTTATCCATTCCCCTAAATGTGATCTTCGCGTTCGCCACGGATCAGACCTCCCGGAATACGCCGATCTGATAAACGACGTCGTTCGAGCAGAGGTTGAGAAACTCGCCGTCGGTCTGGTAGTCGATACCGTCGATCGTGATCTTCGCGATGTGATTCAGTTGCGAAGTAGTTATCGCGACATCTCCCGTCGTCTTCGTGAGAAGAAACAAAGTGTAAAGCGATCGACCCGTCTCGCGTTTATAGATCGACGCTTCCGATGATGAGTTCGGCTGAAGGCAACAAAGCGCCGTGATCGTCGTCGACGTCGTCTGATCCCATGCGCCGGAAGTCTCCTGAGAGACTGCGCGAACGGTGATCGTCGCGGTCTGACGCATGAACCAGACCGGAGTCGGCATCGAACTAATCGGGATGAACGGCATTTATAGAACGCCCCCGCTCGAAAACGGATCGAGGAGCGAAGCCTGAGCCGCCGCCGCCGCATCGGGAGACGCGTAGGAAACAGACCAGGATCCGAGAGACTGAGACGCGAGCGACGGATCCTTTCGAATCGATGCGTAAAGACCATCGACCATTCGATAAAGCGCGATCTTGACGTCGACCGCCGGCGCATCGGAAACATATACGACGCGAACGCGACGGAATCGCGGACGAAACGACCAGTCCGAAAGTTCCGACGTGTTCGCGAACGCATCGACGAACGTCCGACCGTTGTCCGACGCGTTCAGGGTGACGATTCCCGAAGCGCCGTCGAGCCGATACGACGTCGCGTCGAACGCCGTTCCGAGATTGTTGTTCTCATCGATCGGGGTGATCGACGTGATCGACGCGACGGGAAACTCCGCGAGTTGGATTTCGCCTGATTCCGAGATGTAATCTTCGGTTCGCGTCGCGGCTTCGAATCCGTTCGTAAGCGATCGACCACAGTATCGACGCGCCGCCGCGTGAGCGCCGTCGACCAAAATCCCGAGACGCGTGTCGTCTCCGGATCCCGTGATTCCCGCCCAGGTTTTGTAATCCGCGACAGATACGACCGCCATATCGAAACTCCTATCAAGCGAACGGAGCGTAAGCCATCGGAACATATGACAGGAAAGCCGCTTCGAGTTGAATCGCGCCGGCTCCGGTGACAGATGCGGGAGTCGTCGTGAGCGCCATTACCCATTTACAGCCGCGCAGATCGAAGCCACATCCGAGCGAGAGCGATGTTCCGCTTCGGTCGCCGACGATCGTTCCATATTTGTACACGCTATCTCGAATGTCATCGTTTGCACCGGGTGTCATCGTGAATGACGTTCCCGTCGTGCCGCCGCTTGTCGATGAGTCCAGTCGCGCCCATCGAATCGAGCCGGTGTTGTTGAACACTCCCGTCGATTCGTTGAAAGCGGAATCGTCGCCGTATGCGCCGTAGACGATGCATGACGGAGAAGTCGCCGCCGCCGAGATCGCCGTTGCGTATCGAACGCGGAGGAGAACGCGGTTCGCGTTTTGCGGAACCCGAAGCGGAGTCACGTTCGAATCGGAATACGTTCCAGGTTGAACCAGGACCGTACTAGCCGGAGCCGTTGCGCGGAGGTCGGCATGAATAACAGTCCAGTCCGTTTGAGCGAATCCCGGATAAACGATGTTTCCCGCTGAGATGTCGAGACCGATTCTTTTTCCTGCGCCCATGTTTACCCTCGAACTTCCTTAGGTCTTCCGTGTTTCTTATAGTCGTCCTGGTGCTGATGGATGACATTCCACCGCGTGTCTACCCACGATACCATAACCTGAAGATGACCGATGTTCACCGCCGGCGCGAGGAACACCTTTCCGACTTCGTTCATCTTGAGCCAGAAAGCGACGTCCGCGTCGATCGCTTCCTTATCCCATCCGTTCGGACCTGGTCGATGATGAAGCCAGGGTTTCGACATCTTGTCGAGTACGCTCGCGCGGATAACCGTAAGTCCGAAATGAGCGGAGTCGACATGGATGAGATCCGCGTTCGCTTCCTGATTCGTGATCGGCTTATATCTTCCCAGGAGCGACAGTCCTTCGGATCCGCGCTTCGCCTGGTTCGCGGCGATCGCGTCCGCCTCCGGATACAGATCCATAAGCGTAATAAGACGAACGACATCGGCTGAGGTAAACACCGTGTCATAATCGATCGTGATGATGTATTCGCGTCCCGTCGCTTTCGCGTGTTCGAGCGCGCGTTCCATCCCCTGATCGAAATACGCTCCCGTCGTATTGAAGAACGGAATCTTCAGTTCAACACAAACCGACGTACAGAGTTCGCGATTGTAAGTCCAGTTCAGACGCGGCATCGTCATACAGACGATGCATCGATCTCCGATGTTTCCCTGTTTCGTCGGCTTGATCGCTTCCAGATTCAGCGAACAGGGATTCGTCGTCGTGTCCGGATGCATCGCCGCGAAGCGCTTCACGCCGATAAACCCCGCGCGCTCGAGCATAAATCGAAGACCGGATTCATCGAAGATCGTCTTATGGAAATCATCCGCGTCGATCTGTCCACCCATGAGGAGACTACCGATCGGATAACCGAGATCGCGGTTCTCGACATACGCCGCCGCGATGATCTTGAAATCGGGGACGCCGATTCGAATCACGCCGCCGGGTTTCAAAACACGAAACCAGTCCGCGAGAACATTCGGAACCTCGCCGGCTCCGAAATGCTCCAGGACATGCGACGCATAAACTTCGTCGACGCTTTCGTCCTTGTATTCCAGAGGATAAACCTCGCTTCCGATCTTTCGATCGATCGCGATATATCCCTCGAGATTCATCGGTCCCGCTCCTAAGTTGAGACGGATCTTCTCTGACATTTCTTTCCCTTTCGCTCTGAATCACTCTTCGGACAAAACTCCGCGCGTCGGTTTCCCGATACGCGCGGAGTGAAAGGAAAGCATCGATTAGGCGAGCGTGTCCACCGCCGCGACGGAGGCGATGACGCCGAGTTCCGTCGTGGTGTTCGGAGCCTGACTGCCGCGATAACCCTCGACGATAAACACCGGATTGTTATATCCGGTCGCGCCGGGAGCCTGGAAGCCGATATGCAGGTTCTTGTGGTGATTGTTCGCGATGGTCGCGACGATCACGTTCGCAGAACCTGTAGCCGGAGCCGGCAATGCGAACTGAGTAGAGGTCGGAGTTCCCGACGTACCCTGAAGACCGGGGACGGTCGTCGAGTTCGCGAAGGTCGTATCGTTGCCGAGACGGATGTCGAGCGCGGCCCATTTCGCGGTCGTGTTCGTTCCGACTGCGGGATGGATCGCCTTGACGACGACCTGATCGTATCCGGAGATATCGAACTGAGTCGTCGCCGAGTTGGACGTGTTGTATCCCGCCGTCGGCAGAATATAAACCTGAGTTTTTGAGAGAGTTCCGAGAACCATATTTTTTCTCCTGTTCTAAGGGTTCGTGTTAGGTCGTCTTCAGAGCGACGATCGGACCATAAGTCGAAGCGCGACCATCGCCGTGGATGTTCACACAAGCGCGAGCCGTCGCGCGCCAGGTCCAGGTATCAGAGGTGAAAGCCGCGTGTTCGCTCGATGCGATCGTGAGATCGCGACGCTCGCCGACGATCGAGCCGCCGACGAAGTCGCCGATATACACGCTCTTCGTGGTTCCGGCGGAAGCCGTCGGGAGAACCTGCGAGAAGTAAACCGGATATCCCAGGAAGGACGCATCCGCGCCGGCGAGAGCCGGACCGGCGAGTTCCTTGAACTGAGAGGTCGCCTTCTCCAGACGCATCATGACCTGGAAGAAGAACTGTCGAGAGCAGACCATCGCGATACGCGAGGAGTCCACGTTCTCAAGCGATCCGAGCGCCTTGGTGAAGTCGGCGCTGGTGATGTTGCTCCACGCCGCACCGGATGCATCGATGTACGCGCCAGAGGGGAGCGCGTTCGCGAGACCCAAGTAACCGCCGTAGGTCGACGAACCGTCGCCCAGGAAGTAACTATTGTCGATCGCCTTGTCGTAGGCTTCGCGCATCGAGTTCGCGAGATCGTCGGCGACGTTCACCGCTGAGTCCTCGAGGAGTTCGTTCGATGCGTTCATGACGAGTTGCAGTTTGCGCGCCGCGAGTTCGACCTGGTCGTAACCGTTGTTCGCGACCGTGCCGGCTTGACCTTCGCCGACCCACGTCATCGTCGCGATGCCGGTCTTACGCGGGATGCGCTGAAGATCGCGAGCCATGCGAACGACGTTCGAGATCTTGCGAGCGACGCCGTACGGCTCCGTCATGTAGACGAGTTGAGAGACGAACTCTTCCGGGACCAAATAGCCGCCGAGAGTGTTGTCGTATTCGACCTGACCCTTCTTCGCGATCTCGACGTCGTTCGCTTTCTGAGCGTAATTCTTACCGCCCATGAGCGCGAGACGAGTCGTCGCCGCGAACACTTCCGCCTGATCCGCATCGATGAAAGCCTTCTTCGGCTTCCGATCGTACATCTTCTTTGAGATATCCGAGTTCATTGTTTTCTCCTTAATGATCGCCGCGGGGATCGCGCCGGCGTTTACGATCGCCGCCGCGTTCTTCCGCGCTTGCTCCTTCAGGGTTTCGTTTTCCTGCGTGAGCGTTTCGATTGACTTCTCCGCGACGACTTCGGTCGCCGCTTTCTTATTGTGTTCATCGAGAATCGCCGCGAGATCGAGATCGACCCCGTCGGAGTTCGCGAGAACAATCGACTTCGACGCGAGATATTCCTTCACGGCTCCGGCGTCGTTGTCGGCTCCCGTGAAACCTACCTTCTTTGCATAACCGAGAACCTTCGTCCAGTCCATGAGACCGACTCCTTTTCGGTTCCTCCGGGTTTCGCGTCGTCGATGAGGTTTCCGAACCGCTCTGACGTAGGCATTTCCGAGAGACGTCGCGAGTGTACCACACTCACAGAATAATCACGCGCCGCATCGACTTAGGTTCCTCGACGACCGGGACCATGTCGCTCTGACAGTCGCCGTTCATCGGAAGCGCCGTGTAGGAAACCTCGAGGAGTTTCCACGCGCGGATGAGGTTCGACGCTCCCGCGTACGACTTGCGCTCCTCTCCCGTCGGAGGGGATGAGTCCATAATCTCGAACCCGATACTCATTCCGATATTGCCGGATTCCGCGAGCGCTTGAACCTGGTTCCGATATGGGTTCTCGCGATTGTTGATAAGCGCGCCGCGGACCAACCATCCGCCGGGAGTCATCTTCAACCATCGCGCTTTCGCGACCGCCTTCATGATGTCGTACTCGTGATCGACGAAGAGGTTTCGATTCTTCGCGAAGTACGATGCGACGTCGCCGCCTTCCGGGATGACGACCTCGCCTTCCATGTCGATCGTGTTTCGCGTCGCCCAGGACGTGATTTCGAACGGCTGACCTTCCGCCGGCGCGCCGACTTGCGCCGGCGCTGACGGTTCGAGCGTCTTTACAGCGATCTTCCCTTCCGCTTTGTATCCGCGATCGCGAAGACTCTTCGTGATTCGTTCCGCCGCTTCGCGATTGAAATCGATTCTGTTCATGTTCAGTCCTTCGTCATCTGTTCAACGTTCACACACACACAGTTAGGATGTACGTCCGACGGCGCGAAGATCGGTCGCTTGATCGTGTAGGTCTTACCGTCGGTTCCCGCGATCGAGGATCCCGGAGTAAAATACGGTTGCGTGATCGGGATCGCGTTCTTCGGTCCGTACATCGCCGCCGCCGCTTGACATAAGCCGCAAGGGTTCCCGCCGAGACTCCAGAACTTGTATTCGTACCCGATCTCCTCCGCCTGTTTCATCGAGCCGTGAGCGTAAGCGCGCGCCGTCTCCGTTCTCGCGATGACCTCCGCGCGATTCATCGAGACCTCGTCGACATTGTCGCGGAGTCTCTGCTGAATCTCATTGATCGACGTTCCTTCTCCCGCTTCACCCTTCGCGAGTTCCTTGTCGATCGCGGTCCGGAGTTGGTTCGTCATCGTCTCCGTAACTCCCTTCACGAGTTCGAAGTTATATTTCTGGATGTATTCGCGAGCGACGTTCGTCGAAAGCGGATTCTCCACAGTCGCGCCGGAGTGTCGAATGAACGCGCGCGCGCCTTCCTCGAACGCCGCGTTCATCGATGCTCCCATGAGCGACGACAGAGCCGCGGGATCGAGCGCCGCGATGTCGAACGTACCGTCGGGACGAAGACTCGCGATCCCCGCGAGCAGCGCTTCCTTCGCCCACTTCTCGACCGCCTCGCGGATCTTGTCTTCCGTCTTCTTCATCGGCTTACCCGATGAGACTTCGTCTTCCGCCTTGTGCGAGATCCCGCAATGACATTTCGACGAACCGCTCCAGTCGAACCGATCGACGACGATGACGACCTGTTCCTCTTCGTCTTCCATTTCTTCGGGAGCGACGTCGACGCTTCCGCCGGCGGGGGATTCCGCGATCGGCATCTCTTCAGGAGCGACGTCGACGCTTCCTCCTTCGGGGGATTCCGATTCGGGGATCTCCGCGCCTGGTTCCGTGACCTCGACGGCATCGGTGAACTCCTCTTCGTTCAGTTCCTTATCGCCTGCGAGATACGGTTTCAACCGATCCGCCAGGAGCGACAGTTCCGCGTCCGTGAGTTCCGCCGGAGGTTTGATCTTCGCGCCGACATCGATCGACTTATGATCCTCGCCGCACATCTTGTCATCGTCTTCGCGCGCGTCGATGCGCTCCGCGATCGATTCCGCGAACGTCCGTCCCGCGTCGCCTCCCCACAAAGCCCACGCAATGCGACCGGCTGAGGGATATCCCTCCTCGCCTGGGTTCCATCCCTGACCCTGTTTATCGACTTCGTGTCGCGCGAAATATGAAACCATCCGAAGTATCGTCTCTTCGCTGAGATTCTCGCCGTTCGCGATGTCGCGAGCGCGAGCGACTCCGACCATCGTCCCGCCCCGATTGAACTCCTCGCGCCATGCTAATCCGCGCTCCGCTTCCTCGCGCGCTTCCTTCGGGGGTCGTCGATCCATCTCCTCCGCTTTCATCTCCTGCGCTTCCTCGCCGTCTTCCGCCTTCAGACGGAGAACGCGCATCGCGCGGAGATATCGCTTCGCGGTCTCCTCGACCTGGTCGTCGGTTGGCTCCTCGATCGGCGCTTCCTCCGTCGGCTTCTCATCGATCGTCGCTTCCTCGATCGGCGCTTCGGGTTCGGGAGTCTCCGCCGGCGTGACGACGCCGCCGGGGATGATCGGCTTCCCGAGAGTGTTCAGTTCATCCGCGAGCGGATCGAGACCGAGAGCCGCGCGATATTCGTTCAAGTAAACCGCGCCGTTCACGAACGCCGCCGACATCCGATTCGTCTGGAGTTCGACGTCGTCGCGGACCGGGTTGTCATAAGCGAACCACATCTCGCCGGGAGTCTCGCCGAACATCGGCAGTAACCACTCCGTGAGATCCTCCGCGACGCGACGCTGTCTCTCATAAACGTTCTTTTGCCAGATCGGCTCCGCGACCGCCGCGCTCGCGAGGTTCGCGTCGTTCAGTTTCCATACCGCTTCAGGGATCCCCGCCGCGCGATAGATCGCGCGCTCCGCTTGCTCGAGACCCTCGAGATAGTTCATTTCATGCGGCTTCGCGCCGGCCTCGAGGACCTCCATGTCGCGAACGATCAGCGCGCGTCCCGCCGCGAGCGGTCCTCCCTTCCCGCGAAGACTCGTCTCGAGTTGCTTCATCTGAGTGTCGTTGTAATCCTTCGGCGCTTTGATGATGATTCCGTACTGTCCGGAATTCTTCCATCGCGCGACTTCCGCGACGATCGCCGCGTTCTCGACGTCCGCGTACTGCTCGACGCTCGAGACCCAGGAGAGACCATCCCACGGAGCGAAAGGATCCGGCATGTATCGCGAGACGATGACTTCCGCCGCGGGGATCGACATCGGGACCGTCTGATCTCGACCGTACATGTACCCTTCGACGCCGTTCGTCTTCGACAGAATCGCGCGCGTGTATTGCGGATGAAGCAGGAATAAGCCGACCGGCTTCTCGCCGCCGGTCCAGACGTAAGCCTTTCCCGCGACTTCGCGATACCAGAAGAGCATCGTCATGAAGTCGCAGTAAGTCGTAATCGGATCGGGATCGCGAAGCAGATCGAGGATCGGATGCTCCGTTACTTGCTCGATGTCGTCCGCCTGGTTCGCATACGAAACCGCCTTCGCCGACGGAGCGATCCCCGCGACGCGTCCGCGAAGAAACGCCGCATCGCGCGCCGCGATTCGCCGCGACTTCGATGATCGCTTCCCCGCGCCGGCGCGCTTGTAAAGCCGCAGTTCTCCCGCCGCCGCGGTCTTCGCGACCAGGGTCGCCGCGTTGTAGATCGATCCCTGAATCGCTCGACCTACGCGCGTGAAGTCTTTCGGATTGTTCGCGCGATGAACTCCGCCGAGTTCGTCGGAGGTCCTGATCGTCGACGCCGTGTATTCGCGGTCGACCTCCGTCGGTTCGCGACGAAGTGCCTTCGAGAAAATGTCGATCAGTCCCATGTGTCGATAACTCCGAGATAGGGGGTCGAGACGCCGATCCCTTCCGCCGCACATATAACATAACGCATAGCGTCCATACCGTGATTATCGCGGTCGAGCGGTCGCTCCTTGATCGCGCCGTCGCGCCGTGATTCCCAGACATACGCGTCGAACTCATCGCGGGTTGACGTTGGTCGCTTCGACGCCGCGAGCATCCGATCGTGTTCGATGAGCGCATGGTTCAGAACGTAGAGTCGCGGCTTCCCGTTCGGTTGAAGCCGTAGCCGCGAGCGTACCAGATCCGTCCCGCGATCGATGTCCTTCTCCGCCGGCGTCGTCATGACCCCGTATCGATGCAGAGTTTCGCGATCCTCGCGCGCGTGATCCGCGACCGTCGCGACGTACTCCTCGCCGCGCGATAGTTCGATGATCTGTCGCGCGTGATCCTCGACGATGCGATGAGACATGTATATCTCGCGATACAGGTAAAGCGCCTCGCCGGAGTCCGCCCACCATTGGCAGACGAAAGGATCGATGTATCCGAAGTCGATCGCGCGGAACTTCCGCCAACGTTCCCAACCTTCCGGCATCCGGTCGACGACGTGAATCGCCGCGTCGAAATCGTCGTATACGACGCCTTCGACCGAACACCATTTCCCCTCGAGGAGCCTCATCCGTCGGTGTCCCGTGAGCGCCTCGAGACTTTGCATGAACTGGGATCCCTCGAACGTCGGTGTTCCGTCCGCCGCGAAGAAACGCGGATTATCCGTGAGCCTGGTAACGATGCGCCGAAACCATCCGCTCGATGCGCGGAGATTCAGCCAGTGTCGCTCCGATCCTGGATTCGTGTCGCAGACCAATTGCTGATACGGCATTCGTCCGGAGCGAAGCGCGCGAAGCAGTTGTTCGATTTCGTTCTCCGTCGTCTCGATCGCTTCGAAGACGTGGATCGTGTCGTACTCCGCTGAATACGTTCGTTCCGGCTTGTCGAGTCCGCCGACGACGACGACCGATCCGTTCGGGTATGTATATGACTCGCGATTCGCGCGCCGCGTCGATCCGAAGAGATGCATCGTCTTCGCGTGAACATCTCGCTCCCATGTCACGAGTACCGATTCCGACATCGACGCGCGCGTCTTCCTCGCGATGAGATGCCGGCTCCCCGGATACTTCCACGCGAGCGCGTTCAGACGCTCGAGTTCGGAGCGCGTCTTCCCTGTCCCCGCGGGACCTTCGACCAGGACGCGCGGCTCGCGACATCCCCATAAAGCGCGATGATTTCCGACGGGTTCATATTCGATCATTCCTCGAGGATCCTATCGACGCCGGCGCGATTCGGAGCGGCTCCGATGAAGCGTAGCCGGTCGAGACTTCCGATTCGCGCGTACACATACCACGACGCGCCGATGAACGCGACGATATGCGTCGAGTCCAGTTCGACGCGGATCCGCGCGCCGTCGAGCGGTCCCGCGAGCATCTCCGCGCTCGAGGTCTCCCCGCGATCTTTCCGCCGGCGCGTGTCCTGGATGTACAGTTCGCCGTCGATGTCGACGATCGTTCCGTCGTCGATCAGTTCGCGGAGAACCTCGCGCAGTTCTTCGGGGTCTTTCATCGCGGCCTCCCGCGTCGATTGTAATCGACGACGATTCGCGGAGACGCGTCGCGCGCCGCGCGCCGAGTGTCGGGAGGTCGACGCCGCTCGCGGCTTCCTGCGCGCCGTAAAAACGAAAGAGACCCCGAAGGTCGGGGTCTCGAGTTCGCGCGCGCCGATGTGAATATTAGGCGATGCTGATTTTGATCTGCGGAGCCGAATACCAGACCAGATCCTGCATGAAGTATCCGGAGAGTTTAGAGAGTTCAATCTTCGCGAAGACCTCGCCACCAGGAGCGAAGATCGCGACGATCGTCGAAGGCGAGACCTTGGAAGACAAAGCGATCGCCGCGTCGCGGATCGCTTGCGAAAGAAGATCAGATCGGAGCGATCCGTCTCCGATCAGTTCGCCGTCGATATCGGCGATGAATCCGAAGCCGCAGTGGGGAGCACCATACAAGCAGATCGAAGCAGTCGTCATCGGAAGTCTCCGGTTCGCGCCGCGGTATTGCGGTCGCGTTTCATACCAGGAGCATATCGGATATGTAAAGTCGCGTCAAGTGTAAAGGGAAAGATTTCCGACGGATTCGCCGTAAGTCGCTGATCCGCCTCGACTTACGATCGCGGCGCGCCGCGCGTCCCGCTTTACATAACTACTCTTATCGGACGTTATCGCCGTAAGTCGCTGACACGCCGCGACTTAGAGCGCGTCTCCGTCGACGCCGCGAATGAACTTTACCGGCGTCTCGACGCGTTCCGTCACCGCGCCGGCGTCGAGTCGCGCGTTCTTATCCTCGAGATGATCGTCCGCCTGGTTCTGTCCCTCGATGACCGCCGCGGTCTTCACCGCCGAGAGAACCAGGTTCGCCGCGTCGAGTTGATCCTTCGGATCGATCGCGTTCCGCATGAGATCGCGCGCCGTGTCGTGAGCCTCGACCAGTCCCGCGACGAAGGAGTCTTTCTTCGCGTCGTCGAGTCCGCGCCAACGCTTCGGCCAACGCTTCACCGCTTGCCGGATGAGCGCCTGGTCCTTCGGATCCGCGGGATCGATCGCCGCGAAGCGGTCGCCGCTCGAGACGGACCGATCCCCTCCCGACGCAGTCGGGGGGGGTGAGGTCCGTCCGTCCGTCGCGCGCGTGAGTTCGTTCATTGCTTGAGTCCTATCGCTGTAAGGATACCGCCGATTATCGCCGTAATGAGTACGCCGATCGCAGTCTGCGAGATGAAGTTCGCGCGATCCTGTTTCTGCTCCAATCGATCGACGCGAAGCACCAGACCATGCTCCGGCTCCGATTCGCCGAGAATGAGCCGACGAAGACGAACGACTTCAGAATGAGTCTGGTCGTTCGACTGCTTCATGAGTTCCTGAGAATGCTTGATCTCGCGAACACTGTCGCGAACCTCGATCAGCATTTCGGAGAGCGTTTGATCGTTCATGATTGCTGAACCTTAGAAACGAACTCGACCGCCTTCGGACCCAACCACTCCGCGACCGTCTTCGCTTCATCCTTGAAAGCCTGAGCGACTTCCGGTCGCTTGGTTTTGAGGACGTCGATAGCGTCGACGATCCTAGTCGCCGCTTCCTTAGCCGCGACAGCGTCGCGACGCTTCGCGATTCCGAAGAGCATTCCGCCGGCGCCGAGAATCGCGGAAGCGACTCCGCCGATCGGACCGCCGAAACCTTCCGAGAGAACCTGGGTCGCGCTGAGAAGCGCCTGAAATCGTTCCTGCTTCGCCTCGAGACGTTCGATCGCGGCTTTCGCGGATGCTTCCGCCGATAGCCGGCGCGCGTCGAGATCCGCGATCGCCGCCTGAGTCTCATTTACGATCCGTTTCTGAATCGCTTCGACCTCGAGCGCATTTTGATCGAACTCCGCCGTAAGGACGTCGATTTGCGATTTCGCGTCCGACTCGACTCGCGCGACGGCTTTCGCGAATATCGCCTTCGCGCGCGCGTTCGCAGTCGCGACGTCGGCGAGTTTGGCTTCCGCGTCTTTCTTGATCTTCGCCTGTTCGGAAGCGATCTCCGCGTCTTTCGTCTGGATCTCGACCGCCAGGTCTTCCGATGAGACTTCCTTCCCGCTGAATGGGGATTTCGTCGTGAACTCGCATCCCGTGAGGAGGAGCGCCGCGAGACTGATTCCGATGAGAAGTTTCATATTCATCGCTCCACAATACCAGACCAGAAAAACACCCTATTTCGGTATCCGCTTGACAAGACTTGACAAGCCTAGCCAGGGAGGGTATCTTTCACGCATGGAAAACAACACCGAACCAAAGTCCGAAACCCGAAACCTCGACGTCCGCCGAACTCCGGAGGAGTTGGAACTGTTCCTTCTCTCCCTCGAGGAAGCCGGCGTCGAACTCAATACATGGTGAAACATGAATAACGACATTTACAACGTCATCGCGGGGAGGGTTCTCCGCGACATCCAGAACGCGGAAGACATGATCGATCCGCGAAACGGATCGTCGGATCCCGAAGGGGATCGGATCCGTCTCGCGATCCTTGAACTGGAGAAAGCCGCGAGTTATCTAGGGGAGCCGCGAAAGACTTTCGTTCGAACCGCGCGCGTAATCCTGAGTTCGATTGTTCCCGACGAAGAGATCTGATATACTGAACGCGTCTCATTGTGTTTCGCGGGGAGATCCCGCGATCCGGCGTAGGTTCTCCGCGCTCCACGCGCCTAGTGTCGCCGGCATGAATCAGAGAGACCAGGGTCGCTCGACTTCCCACGGAGTCGAACGGCTTTCCGAAGTGAATATTCATGGAAAAGCCGATCTCCGAATCGGCTGTTATCGCTTTTCCGAAGAGGTATGTTTTTCCTCTGTTTCTTACCGGAAAATGACGGATATGACGGATGGAAAACCCTATCCGTCATCGCATCCGTCATCAACTAAACCCCTGAAAACAAAGGGTTTACACTCTCCAATGACGGATATGACGGATAAAAACAAAAAACACTTATAAGGGGAACCCTATAACCCTTAGGGTAAATATAGAATCCTGGTTTATCCGTCATATCCGTCATTTTTGGGGTCATCCGTCATCGCCGGAGCCGATCCGACCCGTACAAAAACGAAACGGAGCGCTCGCGCGCTCCGCTTTATGCATCGGATTTCAGAGTCGGATCAGTACGGGATATCGTCGAGATCGGCATCCTGAGCGATGCTTCCGCGCATCTTCGCGACATCGAAGCGGAGGACGCCGACCTTTATCGTCCGGTCTCCGACCTCGACCTCGACGCGCTTAGGATTCTTCCCGCTCGAGGTCATCGCGACGGAAGCGACGCCGAGTCTTCCCGTGAGACGGAGGACATGTCGAACGATGTTCCGTAGTTGGATCGGATCGGGAACGTGTTTCCCCTTCGGATCCCAGAATCCGGTTTCGACCAGGAGCCGCCACAGTTCGAAGTTATCGATTTCATATTCCGAGATCGCGCCGTTCTTTTCCGCATGGTGAAACAGGATCTCCGCGATCTCGACGCCTTGCGTAGCGTCATTATCGATCGCTTCCCTGCGCTCGAGGATCAGGGAGGAGAGATCCTTCGCGGCTTCGAACTTGGACAGGACATCGACCTGCCAGGACGCCCAACGATCGCCGGCGAGATCCTTCGCTTCGACTTTGGATTCCGACTGGAGTTTCGCGAGGATATCAGCGATGATGTTCATCCGGTATCGCTCGACGTAATCTCCCGCCCAGGAGACGAAATCGAATCCCTTGATCGGCGCGCCGATCTTGATTGTGACGACGCGCGACGACATATCGCTCGACGCGTGAGCGCCGTTCGCCGTGATAAAGACGGTGACGTCGTTCGGCCTGGACAGGAGACCATGATAAATCCGCCAACCGGAGAGCCTGGTCGCCGTAATCGCGGATTCGATCGCCTGACCCTCGACGATGCGCCGCACATTATCGAAGACGATCGCGCGCGCGTTCATGTTCTCCGACGACATCATTTCTTTTGTGGTGTCGGTCCATTTCTGCTCCGGATCGTTGCACATATGCGCGCCGCCTGCGATCTTCGTGATGACCTCCACCGTCGCGGATTTACCGCTTCCCGGTGAATCGGCATCGAAGAGGAATCCCGGTCGCGTTCCAGGAGCGCCGCCGCGAAATAGGGTGAGGAGAGCGGCTTCCATAAGGTCGCGATCCTTGCGCGTCGCCGCGTTGAATCGAGAGACAAGCGTTTCGAGATGCTCTCCCGTCGACGTCGGGAGTTCAACGGGGAGATAGAAATAACCTGGGATCGAGGGGAAATGGGGGAGTTCCGAGATCCAAACATATCGGTTCGGAGACGATTCGACCAGATGACGGAAGAACTCCGCCTTCGTCGGCGGGGTGAGTTCGGATTTATCGTCGGCGAGAACGGTTCCCTCGAACCATCGGATCGGAACACACTCCGCCATCCAGGCGAAGAGTTCATCTTTGTTCGCGAGGTATCGCGCGCGGATCTTCCCGCCTTGCTCGTGGAGAACGAAGAGCGACGTTCCGCACACTCGCGGCCAACCGCCGGTCGACGCGCGGAGCCGCTCCGCGATCTCGCGAATCGAGACGTAGTAATAACCCTTCTTCCGATTCCCTTCGCCGTCGACGTAGGTTCCTACGCGGACGTTCGCGATCGCGGCGCGCTCCTGCTTGATCGGCTTCGCCGTGTCGTAATCGCCGATCGACGCCGCCTCGACGACGATCTGAGCGATCCCCTCCCCTTTGGGTTTATCGCCTCCAGGAGCGACGGGAGGGATCGACCCTCCCACGGCTTCGACCTTGCCGAGAAACATTTCCTCGAGGTCTTTATCCGTGATTTCCTGCGGCTTCGACGGGGATCGCGGCTTCGCGTAAGCGCGTTCGACGATTCCTGAGACTTCATGACGGGGGAGACCGCATCGATCCGCGCCGGCGAGGAGCGCCGATTCCGCCTGAGATCGATCGACGCCGGATCCCGCGAGATCCATAGCCGCCGCGATAAAGGTAGAGTTCCGCGATCCTTCGGGGACATCGCCGTTCAGCGCCGCGAGCGTCTTCCGCGAGAGGTTCGCCGCCTCGAGATCGATCGTCGGAATCGCTTCGGAAGCGACGACCTCGAACGCGCGGAGTTCCGCCTTCGGAAACTCGATGAGATCGTATTCCCTTCCCGGGTGAACCTGGACGACGCCGGACATGACGCCGCGTTTATGGTTCTGCGTGTCGGGAAGTCGCATGATCCGCGGGGGGTCGTGGATAGCCTCATCTACTTCGTTCAACCCGGCGTCCCTGATCGCCGCGATGACTCCGCGCTGATATTGAGACCACTCCCGCGAATCTGCGATCGGCTCCGCGAGCCGCCAGTAAACATGATATCCGCCGCCGCTGAAGACGATCGCCGTCGGCGCGGGGAGTCGCGCTTCGTCGACGGCATCCAGGACGCGCCGAAGGTTCGCGCAGTTGTCGACGTCGACCCATAGACAGCGCGCGAGGAGAACATCGGTCGCCTTGCGTCCGCCGACGGAGCGTCGCGGATTCGGTCCGAAGTAAACGTCCTGGCCGTCTTTGTTCGCTTGCTTGATGACGTCGAGAACCTTCGGGAGATTCTGCGCCTGGATGAACTCCGATCGACCGGATCGGAGGAGTCGGATTTCGACGAGATCGGTCGGCGCGAAGAGCGCCTCGAACAGTTCAACCGCGTTTCCCATTGGTTCTCCCTTTATTCTTCGGGGTTCATCGTACCCGAGAGAATAGATATCAACGCGTCCGCCGCTTTACCCTTTCCGCGGACGCATCCAAGACAAGCCTCATCGACGGTATCTTCCGCGATGAGTAGGAAATAGGTACATTTCCGAGACTGTCCCGCGCGATGGATTCGGTCGCGGGATTGTTTATAGGTTTCGTAACTGAAACCCATGGAGTAATAAATCGCATATCGCGCCGCCGTGAGCGTGATTCCGTGTCCCGCCGCTTGAGGTTGACAGATGAGACGGAGCGTCTTCCCCTCCTGGAATCGCGCCGCGATTTCGCCGGCGTCGCTCGAGGTTCTCCCGTCGATGATCTCGACGGATTCGCCGCGCGCTTTACAGACCTCCGCGATCGCGTCGATCTCATGACGAAACTCCGCCCAGATGACGACCGGTTCGCGACCGATCGAATCGAGAACCTCGATGAGTTCGCGGACCTTCGACTTCCCGATCTGTCGAGGTCTTCCGTCGTCGATGATGTATCCGCCGGCGATCTGACGGAGTTTCATAAGCGCCGCATCCGGCGGGATCTTCACGGTGTCGTCCGCGAGTTGAACGCGAAGCGCGGAGACCGCTCCGAGATACGCTTCCCATTCGTCATCCAGTTGGAATCGGATCAGGACGTCGACCTGTTCAGGAAGATCGAGCGCGTCTTCCTTCCTCATCGCCCAGGAACACAGTCGAAGTTGCTTCTCGAGCGTGTCTTTCTGCGCTTGCGTCTGCGACCATCCGGAGATGACATCCTTCGCGAGCGGTCTTCCGTTCGGTCCCTTAGTCCAGACCTTCGCGCGCGTCGGTGTCGCGACAGTGTAAACCCATTTCCAGAACATCTTCCCGACGATGTCGGGACGAATCGCGCGGAGTTGTCCGAAGTATTCCGTCACATTATTCGGCGCGGGGGTTCCCGAGAGGAGATAGACGGAGCGCATCTGATCCGCGAACGCGATCAGTTTCGACGTGATGTCGGATTCGGGGTTCTTCATCTTCGACGATTCGTCGACGATGAGACGCTGAACGCCGATCTCAAGGAGCCGTCTCGAGACGATCTTGAACTGATCGAAGTTGATAACGCCGATATCCCAGTCCTCCGCGAGCGCCGCATCGCGCTTCGCCGGCGAGAGTCCGCCGAGAATCTTCACGCGGATCTCCGGGAAGTTGCGCGCATCGCGTAACCATGCGCTCGACATGATGGATTTCGGACATACGACGACCGTCTTCATCGGTCGATCGCGACAGATCGCGAGGAGCGCGATCGTCTTTCCCGATCCGCAATCCCACGCGAAGAGATATCGCGCCTCATCGCGCGCGACGTCGACCGCGTGAGCCTGGTGTTCGAAAAGTTTCATTTCTTTTTTGCCTGAAGATAAGCGTGAATCGCTTTCAGTTCCTCGACGCCGGCTCCGGGAAGGATCAGTTCGTTCGCGTCGAAGAAATGAACGGTGTCGCCGATCGGCTTTCCCTGCTTATTGATCGCGCGACATTGAATCGACGCGCCGACCTTCCCGAAGGGAGTCATCTCTTCGGGGAGGATCGCCATAACTTCGAGACGGATAAACGCGAGGTTCTCTTTATTCATAAACGATCCCGCCGACTTCCATCGGCGAGACCGCACGCGCAAGTCGATCAGAACGGAGCGTCATCTGTCGCGACGGCTTTCGCCGCCTGAGCCTTGACCGCCGCGAGCGCCTGAGTGACGGACGCCAGGACGTCGAACGTGTCCTCCGTCGCGTCGACGGGGTTCTTCACGGTGAGACGACGGAACACGTTCCCGCCGGTGTTCTTCTCGTCTTCGCTTCCGAGTTCGTACATGCCGAAGCGAAGACCCTTCATCGCGCGACGCTTCTCATACTGAAGGATGAGTTCGCCGGCGCGGAGTCCCGTTCGCTTGAACGTGAAGAGATAGGGATAGGGTTCGCCGCGAACGACGACGACCATGTCGATAAGTTTCGCCGCGACCGGAGGATTCGATCCATCCCAAGCGAGATCCTCCGCGGGGATGAGGTGACGTTCCTTCGATGAGTAGGTGTACGCGGGGAGTTTTGCGCCGTCGTCCCAACGCTGATACTTGATCTCCGCATGAATGGGGATGATGAAAGACGACGCGATCTTTCGACGCTCGAGACAGTCGACGAAATCGCCGCGACGGAAGACTCCCTCGCCGTACATCGCCTGTTCCTGGGAGGTTCCCTGATAGAGGGAGATCCGACCGAGTTTCGTCGATGAATCGTCGCCTTCGACGGTGAACGATCCGACGATGTCGGACGGAAGCGCGATCGCGCTTTCTTCCTTGCTGAAACTGAGACTCTTTTCCTTTGCCATTTCCAGACCCTTTACGTTTAGTCCGCATACTTGCCGGCGATTCGGACCCTGTCGCCGTCGAATCTCCGCCGATTACGATCGGCGAAATGAGAGATCCGAATAACATTCGACGCTGAGACCGTCGGGAAGACGGATCCCCTGGTCGATGAGTTCCATTATCTTTGCGTCATTCAGTCGACGCTGAACCAAGTAATCGAAGCCGTTCGCGACCGCCCACGAAACGATTTCAGACCAGCGCTCCGGATCGTATCTCGCGCGCCATTTCTCGACGCGCTTGACGTTCAAGCCTTCCGCCGCGACGGATTCGATGTCGAGCGCCTCGAGCGTGTCGAGGATCTGCGTCTCGAGCGCGTGAACCTCCGCGCGCGCCGCTTTCGCGGCTTGCTCCGCGACATCGAGCGCGTCGCGCTTTTCTCTGAACTGTTGAAGGAGGACGTTTATCGGTGTTTCCATGCCGGTAGTATCCCGCCGATGTTTATATGTGTCAAGTCGCTTGACAAGATTTATCGACTTGTGGATAATCGGAACATGAAAACGAAAGTCATCCGATCGCCGAGAGTCGATTTCGCGGAACTGGTTCTCATCGCGGCGCTGAGACGCGCCGGATTAGATCGCGAGATCCTGTCATCTCCGCGAACCCATGAGAACGTGGTAGCGCGCGGGAAGATTTACGCGCTGATGAGAGCGCACACGTCTCCGAAATGCGCGCGCCTTCCCTGGGGAGAGATCGCGCGCGTCTGCGGATTGAACAATCGACCCTCGATTTATTGGCCGTTGAAACGGTTCGAGGAGTTGAACGGTGAGGTCTCGAGTTGGACGATGGAAGGAGGGAAACACTAAGAAACCTGGTCGAAACCGTGTCATTTCATAAGCATATTTCATAGGACATAGACGAATGAGAATCAGATACACACATGAACTCGCGGAGGATGACATCCTCCAGAATCACGGACCGGAGATCGAGGAACTCGACAAGGTCGTTCGAATGGTCTTCGGAGCCGTCGAGCGCGTCGAAATCGGATACTACCGACCGATCATCCCTGAACATCGGAAGATGGATAGGAAAGCGCGCGTCGTCTGGGAGATGCGAGACGAGCGCGGAACACCGATCGGAGTCTTCGCTTACAAGATTCAAGATAATCTGGGAGGAGCGTTTTCCGCGACGAAGCGAACGCTCCACGACGCGAGCCTGGTCGAGATGATTCGCGAGCGGTCGGATCAGTTGAGAGTACAGGGATTCGACGTCCCCGCCGGGATCTTCATTTACGAACGCGCCGTCGATTCGGCTTCGCAAATATGGTACGCCGACTGTCTGAACGACTCGAACCCGATTCATTTCGAGCGGAAGACGTCGACGAAGAACCTGAACGGGGATTATTTCTGTATCCCTACGACGGGATTCCCCTATCCCTGGAATCTTCATCGGATGGATAGGAAGTCGGAGCAGGTTCAGCCGGCGCTCCTGAAGCCGCTGAAGCCTGTTGAGACGGACGTTTCGGAATCCGTCGAGATGATGAGGAGCATCGCGAAAAAATGCGATGAGATCCTCGCGCGCCTCGATCGTAAATCCTGAAAGCGATCATCCTCCGGAAGTGGGGAAGGAGTTATCCACACTCTTTCCCCACTGTCTTTTTTCTTGATTGACTCGACTTGACGCGCCTGCTTCGTCGATATATGCTTTGGACATCAAACGCGCTCGCGATTGTGCGACGCGAACCAGGAGATCCGGAAATGGAAAAGTTCTACATCGTCGCGAAGTTCGAGAACGGTTGGAAGGCAAACGTCGGAATCGCTTACGAATCGATCGACGAAGCGCGCGCCGCAATCGAGCGTTTCAAGTCTAAAGGAATGCTCACCGGCGATTGCAAGATCAGCAAGAAACTCCCCATCTATGTCGGTGGAGGGAGATTCGCGCTGAACGCAAGCGACATCATCGACTGATATCCCCGCCGGCGCGCGCGTGAAATATTGCGCGCGTCGGTTTTTACATAGTCAATACAAGGGAAGTACGATGAACACGACAGTCCGAATAACACTCCGCGAACCGTTCGAGGATCTCCAGATCGAAGTCGACATCGAGGTCGACATCGACGCCGACGGATACGACATCACAAATATCGACGCCGAGGGAGCCTTCGACGCGATGATCGCCGCCGGCGACGCCGTCGAGGTTCGTCCTGGCTTGTGGGGAGATTCGCAGAGCCTCGATGAATACGACTCGATTTCGGAAGTCCCTGTAAAGGGGAGACGATTTATCGTCGACATGATCTTCGATCTCGCCAATGAAGCGGAGATCGACTGGGAAGAACTTCAGTCGCAATACGAAGACGATCGCGAAGAGGATTATGACGACACGGAGAACCTATGAAAAACGTCATCGCACTTATCGCCGCCGCTGTTATCGCCGCTTCCGCATACGCCGGACCTCGACCGCCGGCGCTGACGGATTCGCTCCTCGATGCGATCCGCCAGGTAGAGAGCGGAGGAAACGATCGCGCCGTCGGAGACTCCGGTCGAGCGATCGGACCGTATCAAATATGGAAGTCATACTGGATCGATGCCGTCGAATACGATCCGTCGCTCCGCGCCGGCGGATACGAATCCTGTTATGATCCTGAATACGCGCGCCGCGTCGTCATCGCGTATATGTCGCGATACGGACAGGGGAAGACCGCGAAGGATCTCGCGAGGATCCACAACGGAGGACCGCGCGGACACAAGAAATACGCGACGCTCGCTTATTGGTCGAAGGTCGAATCCGCGCTCGAGGATTGAACATGAACGACAAGAAAAGACGGAGCCGCCTCGCGAGCCTGATCGCCGAGAACGATCAAGCGCGCGAAGAGTTGCGCGAAGCCTTTGAGAATATGTCACCCGAGACGCTGTCGAAACTTGCGCTTCTCTTCGCGGAATGGAGCGAGGATCCGAAGGAAGATCCGGAGAAGCGCGTCGCGGGATGGATCGCGACTATTTATATGGTGTTCATCATCGAAGCGCGGAGCGTAAAATCCGCGCGTGAACTCGGTTTCTGGGAGTAAATATGGAACAGAAAGAAATAGACGTCGCGAAGATTCTCGAGGATAACCCGCCGCGGAGTTATACCGCGATCATCGATGAAGCGATCGAGATCATGAAAGCGCAATCGGAACAGATCCGGATCCTGGTCGACGAGGTCCGCGCCTGGCGCGCGTTCTGGTATACGCCGGGGAACATGGAGCGTATGAACCCCGTAACCGAAGCCGTCGCGAAGACGAACGCGTCGCGGATACTTCGCGATGTCCCTGGGATACAGGGTTCGAACATCGGATAATGAAAGGAAAGTATCTTGTGGATTTATCTCCCATCAACACTTTATCCATCTGTTCAGGAGTCGGAGGTCTCGACCTTGGACTTGAACTCGCAACAAGCGGAGCGGCTCGCCCAATCTGTTTCATCGAACGGGAAGCTTTCCCCGCCGCAATCCTGGCGGCTCGCATGGAAGAGAAAGCGTTGGCTCCAACACCTATCTGGAGCGACCTTAGAACCTTCGACGGCAAGCCGTGGCGTGGAGTCGTGGATCTTATCACTGGCGGCTACCCGTGTCAGCCATTCTCAAGCGCAGGAAAGCGACTTGGTGAACATGATCCTCGACATTTATGGCCCGAGATCCGTCGAATCACTAAGGAGATCGAACCTCGCTTCGTGTTCTTCGAGAATGTCGCAGGTCATCTCACATTGGGACTTGCCGACGTTCTCCGAGATTTACAAGAAATGGGTTTCAGATATTCGGCGGGATTGTTTACAGCGGAGGAAGTCGGCGCGCCGCATCGACGCGAGCGACTCTTTATTCTCGGCGTGGCCAACCGTAACAGCGGGATGTCCAGAAGCTCGAGTTCTAACTGGAGAGCCGAGAGGATCGAGAAAGAATCCGACGATCATGGATGCGGTCCAAAACTGGCCCACGCCTCGAGTCAGTTGCGCGAATGGCAAATGGGTAGCCAAGAACGGGAAAGACTATGGTCATCTCGAAACGACTGCGGAGAACTGGCCGACGCCATGCCAAACCGATCACAAGGGATCGACGAAACTAGGACAGCGACGAGGACAGTTGAGCGAAGCGACGGAAGTGAACTTCCAGATTTCCCACCAGGACCAAAAGACTTCGACGCATGGAGAAGAATCCTCGAACACGATGAAAAACTCGCGCCGTCGATTGAATCCGATATTCACCGAATCGATGATGGGTTGGCCAATCGGGTGGACCGACTTCGCGCCTGTGGAAATGGCGTTGTCCCTTTGGTCGCGGCGTATGCGTTCACGACTCTTCTTGCTTGTATTGGAGAGTAAGTGATGAGCGATAAGTCAGCATTCGAGATTTTCACGATCTCGAAGAGAGAAGCCGCGACCATATTGCGACGCTTCCACTACTTGTCGAACATATCGAGAGGATTCAAGAGCGGCGATAACTTCGGACTGTTCAAGGAAGGAAAGCTTGTCGGCGTTGCGATCTTCACTAACTTGCCTGTGCCTGAACTTGTCACGAGCATGTTCGGACTTGATAGAAAAGATCAACTTGGAATGTTCGAGCTGAGCCGGCTATGTCTTGAGCCAGAGACTCAGAGAAGCGAGCATAATCTAGCATCGTGGTTTTTATCTCGCTGTATCAAACGACTAAGACGAGAGAAAGAAGTCAGAGCTATTCTTAGTTACGCTGACTCGGCCTTTCATAATGGCATCGTGTATGCGGCTTGTAACTTCAAATACTACGGTCTTAACGACGCCAAAAACGACTTTTATATACGCAACGACGACGGCACATTCATTAAGCACCGAAGGGGAATTGTTCGAGGTATCGACGGCGAATGGCGAGAACGAACCAGAAAGCATCGATTCGTTATGATCTTCGACAAGCTCCTGAATATGAGATGGGAAGAAAGGAAGTGGGTTAATGAGCAATCCCGAGATGATTCACATCGCGACGCACCAACGCGCGCTTTCCCTCCTGAACTACTACCGGAACAAAGCGAAACTCTGCGTCTGTTCTAAGCCGAACGGAAGACCGAGGAAGAAAAAAGCGAATCCGACCGATGTAAGCATTACGGAACTGAAGCGCGAGCGGAAGCGTGTCGCGGAACTTCAGAAAACGATCGAGGCTCTGAGCGCCGATCGCGCGCTCCTCGCGAATGAGGTCATCCGTTGGCGCGCCGCGTATATTCGAAGTAATAACACGCTCGAGGTCGTTCCCGATTCGAAACTCCGCGAAGCGATCGCGAAGACGAACGGAAGAGACATATCAAGTAAAGCGACGACGACGAACCCGATAATCAGATCCAGGAGACCGAATGATTCGGATTCCCTTTCCGCCGAGTGTAAATCACTATTACCAGAGATTCCGAAATCATGTCTCAATATCGAAACGCGGTCGCGACTATCGGAAATCAGTCGTCGAGACGTTGGGACCGATGACCCCGCGTAAGGGGAGACTCGCGGTCGTCCTGGTCTTGTGTCCGCCGGATCGACGCCGGCGAGACATCGACAATTTCCAGAAAGGATTATTCGACGCGCTGACGAAGTCGGGAGTCTGGGAAGACGATTCCCAGGTCGACTTCCTCTGCGTGATTCGCGGAGCGATCGACCGGACAGGAGGTTCGGTTTTATTCGCGATCGAAGACGCGGGAGATCCCGCGATTATCGACCATATCCGCGATGCGATGCGTTTATCAGACCTCGAGCGAAGGGAGATCCAGAGGATGAGCGATGAAACAAAAACGGGGAAGATACAAGCCGCGCCGGAATTACTGGACATATCAGCAGATCGCGAAACATCTCAACCTCAAAAGCGCCGACGACGCGCGCCGGCTTGAGATCATGACGCTTCAGAAAATCGCCGTCGGAATCTGGGATGAGATCATGAAGTCGCCGGCGCTCCGCGATGAATACGGGGATCTGATAGGCGAAAGACCCCACGAACCCGAAGTCATTTCCGAGAATTGGGATCTCTTCGACGGGATCGAGTGACTTCGACCGCGCGATATCCGGGGACCTTCCGCCGGCGACCCCATGCGTCTTCGATGATGACCATAACCGGCATGATCTCGCCGCGCTTCATCATCGCCGTAAGAATGGGAAGGATCGTTCGAGGAGTCGTTTCGAGACGTTCCGCGACCTGGGTCGAGGTAAACCCATCCGTCGATGCTAGACGCGCTCTGATGAAATCGAGGATCGCTTCCTGAGTCATATGGTTCTCCGTGTTCCGATGGTTCGAACCCATGGGATGACGACAGGCTTCGTCGTCATCGACCAATCGAAAATAACTCCGCCGATGCGCGGGATCGCGTTCGGAACGACTTTCCATCCGTAGGACGTAAGCGACTGCCACGCGGGGGTAACGACGATCTGAGCGTCTTCCGTCGCGTAGTGTCCGAAGGTATGTCGATGCGATCGGATGACGAGATCAGGGATGACGCTTTCCGCCGCGGAGCATTCCGCGCGCTCCTCCTCGAGATTGATCGAGAGCGCCGTTCCCCGAAGCGCGCGCCGGCTTGACGTCGAGATATGGTGCTTCGCGGAGATGACGGAGTCGCGGATCCTGAAAAGTTGATGGTGCTTTGCGAAGATCCCGTCTTCGTCGACGGCATCGAGCGCGCGTCCGATCGCGTTCTCCGATGAATGTCCAACGTGAGCGCCTGTTCCGCGAGTCACATAGACGCGCGAAGACATCGCTGCGAACGGTTTCAGAATGTCCGTCGCGATCCGCGCATGAATACCGGGATCCGCGTGAACGATCTCCTTCGACCCATGGTGAACGCCTTCGATGAGATCTCCGTTTAGGAGGAGAACCATCTTCCTCCCGCGTCGATATTCCTTGACCCATTTCGCGAACTCGACCCACCGAGACCATATCCATTCCTGGACGACATTGTGTTTCCAGTATCCGTCGTCAAGGAGCGGACAGTTCGGAGGGATGAGCGCGACGGTAGATCCGACGTGAAGATCGGAGATCGCGAGGAGGAGCGCTTCATCCTGTTTCATGTCTATTCGCTTTCGATGCTCCGGGGAGCCGCGTTCCATCTATCACGCGGACAATGTTCCGAAGCGACTTTCGTCTTTCCCGCCGCTGAAATCGTGATTCCGACCGTCATCATGACCAGACAACCACAAGTCGGATTCGGTCCTGTCGTCTCTGTTTTACCACAGTAACCAGAAACAATGTCGGATTTTGACGTCTGGACGCGATCGAGCGCGTCGCACCCCGCGCAAGTCATGACGCGCCGGAGTTGTTCGTCGGGATGCGCGACGTCTCCAGTCGCCGCCGCGCGCGCGTATTTCCATGCGCCTTTGAGCGCGACCCATAGGAAGCGCCGTTCGAGTTGATCCGCCTTCGCGAGATCGACGATCCGTTCGATACCGCCTTCGAGAAGCCGCGCGAGACTCATTGTCTTTCCTTTCATATTCCGATCGAACTCTGACATTTATGACATCCGCGGGAGATCGCGGTCTGAGCGCTTCGGGGGATCGAGGCTTCGGAAGTTATTCGTCCCGCGCTCGCCGGCATCGCGCCGCCTCGAGGGATTCGACCTCCCTGATCCAGGGGGACTTCGCAGTATTCGTCATCGAGGATCTGAATATTCCACGAGGACGCGAACTCGCGTTCGTATGTATGCGGGAGCGTCGGTTCCGTGTCGAGATCGCTCGTACATTCGCGGAGTGTTTCGCTGAAGATGTTGTACGACTGACCCTCGAGACATCCGATGTAGTTTCGCGTCGCTTCCTGAATATCTCGGATGCGAAAGTCATCCTGAGAGATATCGCGAAATGTGTAATAACAGCAAGGATCGAGCGTATCTCTCCCCGGCGTTCCCGGTGGATAAGTGTTCGTCTGATTCTGACACAACCAGAGAGGACTCCCGCGAATCGGAAAGTAATCGAACCATGGTACGCCGTCGATCTCTCCTTCGCGATAAACGAACTCCTCCTCCTGTAAGTATGAATCAGGGTTTACCTCATACGGAATCGACGTACTTGTGAGAAGTCCCGTGTCGACGCCGTCATCGATGAGCGTATTTCGGAATCGGATTTCCGCCGCATATCGAAACGAAAGTCTTCGCTTCAGAGTCGCGCGTTCGACTTTCGTAAACCGGAGACATTGCGTAAACGGATCATCCGGTTTCTTCTCGACGATGAAACTTCCCTCGAACTCTTCGGATCTGTAAAACGCGTTATCCTGGTAGATCCCGAAGCATTTCGTAAGCGGAGGAGCGAGCGGATCAGGACTGGGATTCGGGATGTCATAAATCCATCGCGATTGTCGATACATCATCCCGAAGCGCCGTTCGGTTCTTCGCAGTCGATACGATATTCGATACTTGCTTCCAAGGACGCAAGTATCGAACGTCCTCGATCCGTCACAGTTCGGAATCGTTATTTCATTACAACACGCATCGGGACAGATCGGACATTCGCCGTAGAATCGCGCCGCGGAACATCCGCCTTCGCGATTCGTGAATCCTTCTCCGTCATCGAATCGAGTTATATACGGAATCCCGCGTTCGTCGAGTTCCGCCTTTTCGACCCATTCTGTCTCGCCGGCGCGAAGGGAGAAACATTGTCCCGCGTATCGAACGACCGTACAGGAGTTGTAATCGGGAACGGTTCCGTTTCGATATAAACACGGTTCTTGGAGATCGGCGGAAACCCAGATCATCTCATTACCGGAACAACACTCGAACATCGAGAACGCGTAGTTCGAAGGAGTTGTCGTCTGACAGCAACACGCGCGCGCGCTCGTGTCGAGAACCTTCGCGCCGCGAATCCTGATCTTTCCTTCCTTCGACAGAATCTTGTTCATGAATACGACTGGAGTGTCGGATCTTTGCGAACATCATTCGTAATCGTGAGTTTCGCTCCCATCGGCTTCGCGCTGACTCGAGCGTTTGCGTATCGCGTGTAAGTCGTGATCGTTGTATCGACGCGGAGACTTGAGACATCGAGGAATCCGCCGTACTGAACACACGCCGTAATGACTCCCGTTCCGCTGAGATCGACGTGAGCGACCAGGTTCACGGTTCCGCCGTATATGTTCAAGTTCGACGCCTGTTGAGCGTAAAAGGTGTTGATCGTGAGCGTACCGCCGTATACGTTGATCGTGGTGCAAGGACGCTGAAGTGTATGGTTTCCGCCGTGAACATTGATCGTCGTACTTGCTGACGATTTCTTCGCGATCGTCGCGGTGCCGCCGAAGAGATCCGCCTTCGTGAGCGTTGCAAGTTCCTCGACCTGGAGCGTACCGTTTTTCACGGAGACATAAGCGAAGGTTCCGTTCACGAGAACCGTTCGACCCACTCCGAACTGAAACAGGTTCGAGCATTTCGTCGAAGGTCCGCCGGCGTTCATGTACAGCGTGCCGGGTCCGTAATGCTCGATTCGACTCGAGGTCGACGCGGACGAAGAATACTCCGTATCGACCTTGTCGACGTCCACAAGGAATGGAACCGTCGCGGTTCCGATATTGCCGGAGAACCGCTCCGCGATCTTGAGATATGAAATTCCTTCGTTCGGAGCTCCGAGAGTCGCGTAGGTGAGACCCGCGGTGACGGAAGCGCCGCCGGTAGAACAGACGAGTTCCGCGTTATCGACGACGCCGGATCCCGCGGATCCGTCGACGAGTTTCCAGAAACCGGAAGAGAAATCGGTCGCGCCTTCCTGTAAATATTCGACAGACATTTCGTATCTCCTGAGTTCGTCCCACTATATCACGAACCTAAATCAGCAAAAAGAAGGTCGATCGCTCCCTGTTCCTGAGGATAAAGGACGCGATACTTCGCATCGAACGCCGTTGGATCAGCCTCGAACTCATCGACATACTGCTGAGTCGCCGAATCCGCGAGCGACGGATTCCGTATGACATGAAGAATCCAGGCGAAATCGTTCATCGATGCGTCCCCAGTTTACAGGCTATGAGCGTGTAATCGATGAAAAACGCGCGCGTCGTCGTGCCGGCGCTCTTTATCATCGAGTATCCGATTCCGGTAAGTCGCGAAGATCCGGTAAAGCCGGAGACGGATCGCGTGACGACGATTCGATCGTTTATCTTGAACGTGACCGAGGTTCCCGAGTTATCGACGATGATCGACCATCGCGGCATCGGAGAACCGTTCGTCATCGCCGTAGCAGTCTCCCCCGTATCGCTCGCGGTCTCGACGCCGTTCACGCGCGTAACCGCTTGCCATTTTCCCGAGTTCGTTCCATGCGTGTATCGGAAGAAATGTCCGTCCGTCGGATCGCCGGTCGATGCATCCATGAAACCGAAGCGGACCGTATATGTATCAGTCGCATTACTGAGCGTCTGGATGTTTGCTCTGGTTTCGAATGTCCATTCGTTGTTTCCGAACTGGATTCCGTCGACGTGACTTATCAGCGCCATTCGTCCGGTCGTCGTCGTTCCGGTGTAAAGACCGATCATCCCGATGTTCGTATCGTTGGTAACTGCGCCGGATTGAAGGATCGAACCGCCTGATCCGGATTGAATCGCCCACGGAGGAACAGTCGTCGAGAAGTAATCTTCGAAGACGTAGGTATAAGCGCGCTCATTGAACGGGATCAAAACCTGGGGGACGTATCGGATGAAACTCATACGATGACGCTCGATGCGATCTCTGATCGCCGCGTATAGAAAAACACATCCAGGAAACTATCGGATCCCTCTCCGGTGACGACCTCGAGACGAACATATCGTCCGACCTGTCCGACGAGACCCGCCGTCTTCGTGTTCTTGTCGATGCGTAACTGGAGATCCTGGAAGTCCGACCAGGGACCGCCGATGTCGTTCGAATAATGGAGATGAAGGATCGCCGACGTGATCGCGGTCCCCGCCGATTCGAAGACTTGACAGGTCCAGACGTCGTCTCCGTTCAAGTCGATATAAACGGGAGCCTCGTTATGATCTTTCAACCATCCGACTTTATTCGTGTTGCATCGACGAAAAGTGTACTGCGCCATTTATTCGACTCCTCCCGGTCCGCCTGTCTGCGTTCCGCCGCTCGCCGGCGCGCCTCCGACGGCTTCCGCGCGCGTGCGTCGCTCCTCTTCGCGGATGAACTCCGGGATCGCTCCAGGTCGACCGCCTGAATCCTCGCATCCCGCGAGCATCGGAGGTTCGAAGAAATGCCAACGGATATCGTTATTGACCATAATCCCGATACATGTCTTTTCGTTCAGCGCGTCCGCGTCGATGATCTGAGTCGCCGGCCAGAGTCGGATTTCCGGACGCTGTCCTGTGAAAGTCACAGGAACAGATGCGCCGGGGATCATCGCGAGGATGTTGTATCGGATGCTCGCGGTCGTGTATCCGCGCGAGCCGTCGGGGAGGTCGACCTGTCCCGTATATCCCATGATCTTTCCCGTGAGTATGTTCATTTATTCCTCGCGCGTCACAGCGAACGGATCTCCCCACACATTCGGAGGAGCGGGGATGAGGTTGATTCCGGGAAGACGCTTCCAGCCGTCGTCTTCGTAATCATACAGGAGATAGCCTGTCGGCTTCGGAATCGTGAGAGCGGCTTCCGCGCCGGCGAGATCGACCGCCGTATATGGGGATCGAATCAGAATAGGATGTTCCGATGTTTCGGAGATGAACTGATTCGATGAAGTTCCAGATCTAAAACCGCAAAGGATCCCAACATCCTGTCGAAGACTGGGGATCGTCGGGAAGTTGATCGCGGAATCTCCCGCGATGTAGAGTTTCATTTTCGGAGAAGCGCGCGCGAATGTTCCCTTATCGAGTTCCCATGTGTAGGTAATGAAAAAGACCATCGGATCTTTCGAATCCTGCTGAACGTCTGCGCCGTTGAAGAGATACTGATTCCCGTTTATGAAGTGAAGTTTCCGATCCTGTTCAGCGATGACATCGAGGTCGTTTATGCTTCTGGTTTTATATCGAACCTTATAAGTTCGAATCAGACGCGTCTCGACGATGTCGACCGTCTTCGCGAACCAGACCAGATTAGTAACCCCCTCCGTTTCGCCGGATGAGGTCGTAATCGTTCCCTGATACAGAAACGGAAGTTTTACCGTGACCTTTCGATATCCCCATCCCATGAACGGACGGAAAGACGTATCGTTTCGCGGTCCCAGGAATCCGCCGAAACTCGAATAGTTCGCGGTAACGATAAAGACGGTGTTTCCGTTCTTCGCCTCGACGCTGACATTATCGAGGATGCATCCACTCGACGCGCCGGGAAACTGATCGAACCCCGCGAGTCTGCGGAACTCATCCTTCGCGCCGACTTCGTTCGACACCTGCAATACACGAAAGACGCGCGTTCCGGCTTCCTTGCCGGTTCGATCGATCGTGTACTGTCTCGAGTCGATAAGTTCTTGAATGTCCGCCATTATCGCTCCGTCTTATCGATGAGAACCTGAATCAGATCGCCGACTCTGTTGATGCTCGATTCCATGTTCCCCGTGTTGAAGAGACTGTTTATCTGTTGTCGAATGGACGCGAACTGCTCCATCTGCGCTTTCATCATCTCGCGCTGTTTCTTCTCTCGATCGTCCGCGACCTCTTTGTTATCTTTCTTCTCCTGTTCCTTCCGTTCATTGAGCGTCTTTAGATCGTTGAGGAAGATCGACTCGCGCGACTGAATCGCCTGTTCGTACAACTCGCGCTCCGCGTCCGTCTTCGCCGCGTCCCGTTTCTTCTCGAGCTCCTCGATCTCATCTGCGAATCGCGCTTCGAGTTGTCCGCGTTCATCGAGCGACTGGATGTAGAGATCGCGCGCGACCTTCGAAGCCTCCTCCGTTGCGCGCGTCTCCTCTTCCTGCTTCTTCTTCGCGGCGTCTTCTTCTGCTTTCTTCGCGTCTTCCTTCGCCTTTTGTTGCAGTCTTGCCTGAGCCGCCGCCGCTTCAGTCTCGATCTTTTGGATCTTGATCCGCTGTTCGGCTTCATCCGTCACAAGTCCGACGATGTCGCCGATGATCCCGCGCGACACTTTCTCCGTCTCGAGTTGCTCGAGCGCGGCTTTCTTCGTCTTCTCGATCTCCTCTCGGCGCGCCGTGATCGGATCGAGACTCGCGGTAATGTCGGATCTGAACTGAGATTCGATCGCGCGAAGGTCGCTCGCGATCGCGCGCGCGCCGTCGCCGAATCCCTTTATTCCCTTCCAGAGTTGATCCGCCGCGCGAGCGACCGCCGCGACTGCGCCGGCAGTAGCCGCGACGCCGATGTTCAGGAACTTACTCTGTTCCGCCGCGCCTTTCATTCCGCCGGCGAGACCGCTCGCCGCGGTCGAGTTTTTCTGGATGAACGCTTCCGCGTTCGCCATGACCTCCGCGTATGACTTCGCGTTTCGAAGGATCTCCGATCCTGAGTTCGCGAACGGACCAGTTCCGCCGGCGGAAGCCGCGACCGCCGCGCCGCCGGCGGAGCCGCCGCGAGTCGATACCGTCGCCGACGCTTGCATCTGTTGAGACGCTGACGCGACTTGCGCTTTCGCTTCCCCTAGTTTCGCCTGAAGGGGAGCGATATTCGCGTCGATTTCGACGATAGTTTTCGCGATCGGATCCGCCACGCGCGACCCTTCCGTTTATTAGGTATTCGAGACCGCGTTGAAAATGCGGAGAGTTCCGTTTATCGCGATCGGGTTTCCGGGTGAGACGCTGATACTGAGCGACTTCAGAAACGCCGAGAATGTGTATGAACGATCCGTTCCGCCGGCTTCGTAGGTCTTTACTACGATCGACGGAGTCATCGGGGAAGCGCTGAGGTCATAGGAAGGGATCCCCCATGCGGTCTCCGTTCCTGGAGACGACGACGCCGGATCGACGCGGAGCGGATCGTAAGTATCTCCCTGCGTCTCCGTCAGAGCGCCGGATCCCGAATAGGAATACGCGAGAACCTGTTTATCCGCTTTGCGAACCGAATGTCCGAGAGACTTCAGGAGAACATTACCCTTCAGCGTATGGTTATTCGTTGAACCCTTGAACAGTTGGAAGATCGCTTCGCTTCCCGTCGAGCCTACCGTCGTCGGAAGCGTAACCGCCGTGTCGTTTTGCGCGTGAGCGTTGAACGATCCTCCCCAGGTGAAGATTCCGTTCGGGATGTATTGCTTCACCGTCGGACCTGTCGCCGCGAACGACGTGATTTCGATTTCGCCGAAATCGACATCCATCGACCAGTCTTGAACCCACGCGAGCGCGCCGCCGCCATAGGTGACGAGTCCGGTGTTTCCCATCTTCGGAGCCGACTTCGGGTAGAACCCGGAGAACGACATCGTTCCGGAGCGAAGACCGCTGAGTCTTTCGACTGCGCTTCCGCTTCCTGAGAGTTCCGAGATGTCGAACTCATCGGCTTCGAGGTTTACGCCGACCTCCGAGATCTTGAGAACGTCGAAGAGATACTTCACGTCCGTCGACGCGGAGACGCTTACGACTGTCGCCGTCGAGCCTGTAATCGGATAACCCATGTCCTAACTCCTGTCAGATGTTCGCGGCGAGGTTGCCGACGCGTCCCGAGAATACCATAACCGCCGTGTTCGCCTGTAATGACTCCGACGGGGTGATCTCGCTCGAGATCAGGGTCCACCGCTCCGAGTTCGCTCCCTGGATATTCGTCGCGCCAAGCGCCGGAAGATCGAGCAGATGATTATGAAATCCATACGTCGGAACCGATCGCGTTCCCGATGAGAGCATCGCGTCGCCGATCAGACGATCGATGATGACCTCGAGTCTCGAGGTTCCCGGCGTATCTTCGTCGTAGATCGAGAATGTTATTTCGGATCGACCTTCGGTCCCGTCGAATGCGTTTTGATCCGCGTTCCATGTGACGCCGTAAACCAGAAATGGGAAGACCAGGGTCGAGGGATTCCCCTTCGAAAAACTCGCGCCGCCGGCGAGCGGAGTTTTCCACGCTCCGCCGACGGTATCCCACAGCGTCGAATCCGCCTTCAGTCTGGTAAGCACAGCGCGCGCGATAACCGCCGTATTCATGTGAACCTCACTCCCGGATAAGTCGATTCGAGAACCTTATTCGCCGCGAATGTGAACGCG